GGGTCAAAGAGCTAGGCACGGGTAAGTCACGTTACGAGGTATTGCAGTCTCTTGGTCTTTTTAACATAGAGATATGCCCCATGATGGGCATCGAGGACGGCATACAGCAAGTGCGCTCTACTATCCCTATGGCCTGGTTTGACAAGGAAAAGTGCGACCGGGGCATCAATGCGTTGATGAATTACCGCCGAGATTGGGATGACGTCGGTAAGGCATGGCGCGGCAAACCAAAGCACGATTGGTCGTCACACGGAGCCGATGCTATGAGATACTTAGCAGTCGGTTATCGCCCTGTATCGTCAAGCTGGGGCGAGCCTATACGAAGGAACATTCAGGGTCTAGCGTAAGGTATAATTAGGCATGGCGGACGATCCTTTTAAAAATTATGGTTTGCTGCAAAGAATCAAGGATCACAACTTAATGACTGTGTTAGCAAACCCAGTAGACGCAATGGAACACATTGCTTTTCCCGAGGCTATGGCGAAAAGGATGAGGCGGGAAAATCCAGAGCTAGGCGAAAGAATAGATCGAGGCTTGTTAGATATAGCGGTTAATTTTGCCGGTGGATACGATTGGGCCGCTAGAGAAGGCATATCGCCAAAAGTAGCAAAAGAGATGGCGCGGGCATATCAATATAAAGATTATGCAGATCGACCTGGTGACTCAATACAGGACTTTTACGAAAACGTAGCAGGCATTGACGCATTTACAGGGCAAAGAGTACCTAGCTCACAGTTAATAGACATGGCTTTAGAATACGCTAGGCAGAAAACCCAAAAGATGGCCGATAGACGCGAACAAGGTATAATCGGGGAATGAAGCCAGCCAAAGGCAAGGCTAGAGTTAAAAAGACGTCAACTGGCAAGAAGGTCAGTTACGGCTTGAAGGGTGCAAAGGTAAAGCCTGGGACAAAAAAGGGCGACAGTTATTGCGCGCGCAGCCTGGGGATAAAGAAACGCCTATCGAAGAAAAAACAAAACGACCCCAACACGCCAAATAACTTGTCACGTAAACGCTGGAAATGCTCTGGCGCAAAGTCGAGGAGGAAGTGATGCCAAAAGGTGTGAAGCACTACTTCAAGAACGGCACTGAACATAAAGGCGGAATGCATAAAATGCCAAACGGCGAAATGCATTCTGGCGCACGGCACAACAGCAACAGTAAGCCGCTTGTGCATTTTGGCAAGCTATCGAAGTCAGCGAAAGCGAAAGCTAGAAAGGGGTGGAAATGATGCCGGGTACTCATAAAGGTAAGAAGAAGAAAAAAGGCAAGGGAAAAGGCTATGGCAAGTAAGCGCGGTCTTTATGCCAATATTCAAGCCAAACGCCGACGAATTAAGGCGCAGAAGGCGCGGGGAGAAACGCCAGAGCGGATGAGAAAGCCAGGCGCAAAAGGCGCGCCGACCGCAGCAGCGTTTAAGGCGGCGGCAAAGACCGCTAAGAAGCCAAAGAAGCGCAAGAAGAGGTAGCCCATGGCACTCGCAACGTATAGCGACTTAAAAGCGTCTATTGCAGACTTTTTGAACCGCGACGACCTTACTGCCGTCATTCCCGACTTTATTAAGCTGGCAGAAGCACAGTTTAAGCGTGAGATTCGGCACTACAAAATGATGCAACGCTCTGAGGGCGAGGTTGATACCCGGCACTCTGAGTTTCCTGCTGACTTCTTAGAATCTATAAGATTCCATCATAACGACGACAAGAGCACGGCCATTGACTTGGTGAGCCTGTCGGACATGTTGCGTTACCGTAATGAAAACAGCGCAACGGGCAAGCCGCGTTATTATGCTATCAGTGGCGACACGTTTGAGGTGTACCCAACGCCTGATACCACATACTCCACAGAGCTGTTGTATTACCAGGACATCCCGTCTCTGTCAGACACCACGACCACAAACTGGCTTATGACCTCTCACCCAGATGTTTATCTTTATGGTGCGTTGACGCAATCAGCGCCCTACCTCAAAGATGACCAAAGGGTGCAAGTTTGGGCTGTGGTATACTCGAACGCCATAAATTCTATCAACAATGAAAGCCAACGCATTCGCAATGCAGGCACAGGTCTAAAGTTACAAATCAGGAGTTACTGATGTCATTCACTAATGCTTTTGAGACAACCGTCTTGCAGTTTGCGTTAACCACAACAAGCGTTACGAGGCCGACTAATTGGTACATCGCGTTGTTTACGAGCGATCCAACGGAAACAGGCGCGGCTGGCACTGAGGTGACGGGTGGCAGTTATGCCCGAACAGCTGTGACGTTTAGCGTGTCAGGCGATACAGGCACGAACAGTGCGGCGGTAGAGTTTCCCGCTTGTACCTCGAGCTGGGGAACGATTACGCACATTGGTGTCATGGACGCCAGCAGCAGCGGCAACATGTTAGTACATGCAGCACTGACAACGTCTAAAGTAATCGCAACGGGTGACGTATTCCGCATACCAACAGGTGATCTAGATATCACGCTGAATTAATTATGGGACTGCGAACAGGCTATGGCACAGGTAGCTACGGCGCATACAAGTACGGACTGCCCCAAGTCATCACTGGGCAAGCTGTTGCGACCGCTACAGTTACCTCGACAGCTGTTGGCAAATATGTTTACGGTGGGCAGGAGTATGACGAGCGCCTCCGAGACGGATATGGCGTTGGCAGATATGGACGCGGTCTGTACGGCCAATCAACGCTTGATAAGGGCGCAGCTGCAGTTAGTGTCACCTCAGTCGTCTCGCAGGCAGATGCTGAAAGAGTACGCCCTTTTGGGGCCGCTACCGCTACTGCAACAGTTACCACTACAAGCGTGGGCGTCCGCATTCACCAAGGGCAGTCAACGGCTACGCCAACAGTTACAACAGCGGCACAAGGTTTTTACAGCGCGACAGGGGCGGCTACAGCAACGCCAACCGTTGCGCCTAATATCACATACTTGCGCATTAGACCATTTGAGGCAACAGAGGCTTGTACCTCTGAGGTCACACAGAAAGATGCGCGTTATAAATGGATCCCGGTAACGGATCCGTCAGACACATGGACTGAGGCACCAAGCAGGAGCGCATAGCTATGGCCGACACAACTACCACAACATTTTCTTTGGTTAAGCCCGAGGTCGGCGCATCGGACGACACCTGGGGAACGAAGATCAATACCAACCTCGACTCGGTCGATGACTTGTTAGACGGCACTACCGCGATACAACCTAACCTAACAGCGGGGTCATGGAAGATCGGCGGCACGGCGGTAACGTCTACAGCCGTAGAGGTCAATCTGTTAGACGGCAGCACAGCTGACACAGTGGTCAACTCTAAGGCAGTAATTTACGGCGCAGCAGGCCAGATTATTGCTAGTGAGCTAGATGTCGACAACATTCAAATTGACAGTAATGCTGTTAAGTCAACTGATACAAACGGAAACATACAATTGTTCCCAAACGGAACAGGCTTTACTGAGCTGTACGGAAATACCAACGCTGGCACAATACGCTTCAACTGCGAGTCCAACAGCCACGGTGTAACTGTTCAAGGCCCAGCGCATAGTGCCGCAGCAACCTATACGGTGAAGCTGCCAGACACTTTAGGGCTTACTCAGGCATCAGCTATTGTCACATCAGATGCTAATGGCGTTGTTAATTTTGATGCTGGAACGACAGATGACGTAAATACAATAACGTCTAGTTCTAATGCCGCAACAATTAACCTTCAGCTTGGTAATGTGTTTGAGCATGACCTCACTGAGAATGTAACTTATACATTTAGTAATCCCGGCGCAAACAACACAGCCAGCGTATTTGTTTTAAAGGTTATTCAAGACTCTTCAGCTAGAACAATCACATGGCCTGCCAGTGTTGATTGGCCTGCGGCTACAGCCCCGACCCTAACAGCAACAAACAACGGTGTGGATGTCTTTGTGTTTTTTACTAGAGACGGTGGCACGACTTACTACGGCTTTACTGCAGGACAGGCACTAGCATGAGTGCAGCAATCAAATTACTAAAAGCCGCCGCTG